ACGTTAGTAGCCATTTGTGTCCAAGAAGAAGTTGGAGAACCGCTAACTGTTCCAGGGGTTACTGAATCATCATTTTGAGACTGTAAATACAGAGTTACGGAGCTGTAAACAGCGGCAATAGCTTTAGCTCTACCAACGTTAGGAACTTGTGTAGCTAAAGACGCATAGTCGGAAAGTGTTATAGCCCTACGTCTAGTAGTAATTGCATTTTTAATTTTTGCTCGAATTTGATCATTATCATCTCCGTCAGCTCCACCATAAGATGCCGCTGGGTTTGAAACCGATAGGTATCCAATAGCTTCTGGAACAATATTTCCTGGAATAAAAGTAACTTCTTCAACTGTTCCAGAGTTTAAATTACCTGCAACTCCGGCGCTTGTTCTATAGAGAGCACTAATAACTTGGCCTGCGGGAGGTACTGCGCCATTAATTCCATCTCCAAATTCAAGGTATGTTGTTCCATCCTCATCAATACTTGTTGTAAAGACAAGTTGGTTAGGACCCGCCTCTGTTAAAGATTCTAAATAAGTCCATGGAGTAAACGCCACTCCTTGACCAACATAAACAATTACAGAGTTGTCTACAATGTTTGTATCAATTAAGCTTACAACTTGCGAGGCTGTTCCGTCAGAAGTTCCTAAGTTTACAGGAAGAGGTTTATTTGTTGTTGGGCTAATTAAGTCTGGTCGGTCAGTGTTTACTGTTTTTCCTTCTTGACACAAAAGCGTTACGCTATCTCCAGGAGCAAGTTGAGTAGCACTTTCAATTGTTTCAAAATAAACTTCTGTATAATCGCCATAAAGAAGTGTTGCTAATACTTGCGTTCCCACAGGAATGTCTAAAGTTGTGTCGCTTATGTTTTCAAAAGCAACACTAACTCTAGCTGGTGTTGGTCCCGATACTCGATATCCGTAAAGTTTTCCAATGTCTACTAGGGTTTTTCTACGGGCAGCGGTATCTACAGAAAGTTCATTGGCAACTCTGTCAATGTAATAGGACATGATGTCGCCCATGTAAGCAAAAGACTCTAAAAGAATAGAACCAAGATCATTTGGGTCATCTGCTGTCCAAGCGTAGTTGGTTCGTACGTTTACTAAACTAGTTAGATCTTGAACCAAAGATGCGTAATCTCTGGAGGTGTAATCTATCTGGGAAGGTACTTCGTTAGCCATTATTCATCACCTCGTAGTAGTTGCATCTGGATTAAGGGTTGTACTTAAAACTCTAATTTGACTGGTTGTAAAGTCCGGAAGGGTAACGTTTACTTCTACAGAAACTTTACCGTCTTCTAAAAATCCTGTTACGTTTACCTGTTCTACTGTAAGTTCGGGGATCCAAATTCCAATAGCAGAACGAACGGCTTGATTAATAGCTTTTTCAATATTGCCTTGGTTTTCAAACATAGCTGCGCTAATATTTGTTCCATAAGTTGGGCGCATAGGGCGCTCACCAATTGCTGTGGAAAGTAGGGTTAAAACCCTATCTTGATATATTTTTGTTTGAGTTGTGGTGCTTGTTACTTTACCAAAAGGATCAAGAGTAAAAGGAAATGATATGGCCTTCATTGCACTCCAATCCAAACTGGTTCTTCAAGTAAACCCGCAACAAACATAATCCAAACTTTTTGTTCTTTATTTGGAATGTATCGGTGAGGGGTATGCTCATCGGTACTGGTTGCGTCGTTAAACATTGCTGTCTTAGCGTCTGAACCATTCCACTTTTTTGCTGCATCTACCGCAGTTTTATGTGGGTGCTTAAGGGTACCAGCGCCCGATTTTGCTACCACTGTTAACGCCGGTACAGTTACTGAAACCGGGTGGGTGTGGGCTGGAGATCCTCCAGAACTAGCGGTGCCGGAAGCAGAAACTGAAGTCGTTGTTAGTAGCGCCGCAATTTGAGCAGCCGTGTGTTCTTGGTGGTCTGGATGGTTAGCGTTATCGGTGATGGGGCGAACCGCTCTAGCCCAACCAGTTACCTCTTGACCAGTAACTGTAACCTGTACTTTTATTCGACCTTTTTTTAAGGGGTCTTTAATGTCTTTAACAATGCCTTCATAAATACCGTAAAACCTAGTACGACCCTGGGGGTCTAACATGTACTCGTGTTGTTCAATTTCATCATGCATTATTTAGCGCTCCAAGTAACTTGTCTACGAACGTTGGAAAAATCAGGTACTTCACCCTTGTATATATTAGGGGTATATGAGGTAGCCGCAGGCGTTTTTGTAGGGGAGGGCTTATTTTTAGATGATGGGGTTTTTTTAACCCCAAGATCTGTTTTTCCGTTATTAACTCCAATAGAGTAATTATTTAATTTAGACCCTTTTGTAGCTAAAGATTGATTTGAAAGTTCGGCTTCAAAATCTCGTTTACCTGTTGTAGTGCCTGCATTTGCATCAGAATCACCAATTTTATCTGCCCCAAGTTTTACGTCAAGTTGATAGGCTCGATTTCCACTTCCAAATACGTGAGTAGCTTCAAGAACAGTCCAATATCCAGACATGTTTTGATCTAAACCATCTAGATAAATAATTTCTCCCACTTTAACATTTGCATCCCCAGCTAACAAAGCTGAAGCTCTATATTTATATCTGTGGCTTTCTGCAATATCTTCTGCAATATATTTAGCGTCAGATAAAGTTGTAGCCACTTCAAAAGGCAGGTGTTTTACAAATTTTGCTTTTGGAGTTGGTTTACTATGTGGACTTGTCATTTTTTCAAAAATTTCTTATTAGGAGTTACTGCTCCAAGAGTTTTCTTTGCGGCAGGTTTAATGGAGTGTTTTGTAGCAATAGGGTTTTGAGTAGTTTGATGAAAACCACTAACTACGCGATCAGCCGTATTTCCTTCCATGTCTGGCGCTTCATCTGAAATTTCAATAGAAAATTGGAATAAACTACCCATTTGTTGAATTACTCTTGCGGTGGGTGCGGCATTTTCTTTAAAGAAATAAGAAGCTTTACTCTTACTAGCGGTACTTAATTTATTTTTAGACATAAAATAAATAGTTGTTCCCTCTACTTTTAAAGCAAAACCTGTTTGTTTTGCTAAACGTCGTAAAAGTTGCCACTCACTTTGACCTGCTTGAGCAATAGAAGTAAAAACTCTTGGATGCCGTTGAGTTACTGCTTTCATACCATATTTAGCTGCAATTTTTTTAACAACTTGATCTGCAGTAGTATTTTTATAAATTTTTTGAGCAGTAGTCTTTAACAAATACGTTGGAGATACGCAGACAATTGTTGTCATATTGTTTTCTACGGTATCAGGCACAATTTTATGAACATGGCCTACCCAAGTAACTTCAGAATCACCACCAGAATACTTAAAGCTTACGGGGTCTCCAGAACCAACAAAAGAACTAGAATCTTCTACTTTTCCAGCATAAGTTAATACTAAAATATCATGCGAGTTAAACTTTTGAGTTAATACGGCATTTACAAGTGTTAAAGGAAATTCCGGATTAAGTTCAAAAGTAACTTCTCTGCTAGAAGCACGTTCTATGGGAACTATAACAGAAGTTTTTTTAGTTAGGGGTACCGTAGCCATTTTAACTCCTTGGAACTCTAATAATTGTTCCGGGAGATATTGCAAATGGGTCAACTAATTCTGGATTGATATCCATAATTTCCCACCAACGACGCGCATCTGATAGGTAAACAGAAGCTAGGTAGTCTAAACGATCTCCTTCAACCCAAGTGTAATCAATATACGATATGCGCCTAGACTCAGGAAAACCCCTATATACAGTCCAGTTATACCTACCAGTTGTTTTATTTTTTATTTGTTGGGCATCGCCCTCATAATAACGGGAGTTCTTATATACGGCCATTATCGATCCCTAAATAATACGTAAGGTGTTGCTTTAGCGGCTGCTTGAGCATTAAGAATTGGAGTAATAGTGGTTAGCTTATCAGCTTCCTTGTATTTAGATCCCTTTGAAGGAATGTCTGGTAGACGTTCTAATTGAATTTGTACAACGGTTCTTAGTGGAATCATTTCTCTAGTAAACAAACTATGTTCAATAGAAAGACTGCTTAATATAACTTTATACCTCATATGATCCTGTACTTTAAAAACAAAGGGTATTTGAGCAATATACCCCATATTAGCACTTAGCATTTCTAAGTCTTTTGTTGGGTTGCCTAATAAAGTAGTTTCTTGTGGGTTACCATTTAAAACTCTAAATAAGTATTCTAAATCGTATTCTGTACCTCTATTTAAAATACCCGCACATTGTTCTGGGGTCATATCTACTGGGTATGGTCCACGGTTTAGCATGCCTCCGCCATTTTTAGCCCATAACCTAAGAGTATTCATATCTGCAACTCTGTCTAACAAAATATTGACTGTTATATTTCCGCCAATACCGGCAGCTACTAGTACGGCCCCATTTTCATTTGGACGAGACCAGTCAACTTGGGTATTTGCGGTCATGCTATAGCTCAAATATTGAGGATTAAATAAAAATCTAAATCCCCAGAAACGATTTAAAGCAGCTGCTTTTGAATACTTATCTTTATTAGCTGCTTTTCCACTACTAAGATCTACGGTATCTGGGTCAATATAAAAAGTAGCAAGGGAATCGTAAATATTAAGACCAGCGCCAGCTTCAGAATCTTTCCAAATATACGGTGGAAAATGTCTGGTTGATACGTGTGGGTACGGGTTAAAATTAGATGCTTGTTTTACAGATTCTGTAGTAGGTATTACGGTAGTGCCGTTATTATTGCCACCACCATTAGCCGCTAAATTACAGTTTTTAGCTTCAGAAAGTTTTTGTTTAGCTAATTGCCATCCGCTACCTTTTTTATTAAAATCATAGTTATATTCACGTTTTTTATTTAAAGTGTCTTCTCTTTTAAAAAC